GGGAGGCTCAGTCTTTATTCGCCCTGTAGTGACTGTCCATAACTCAGTGGGCACTGCCACACAGAACACGACCATCACCGCGTCGGCTTTCGGCATTGACGACATTCAGATCACTAAGACCATTCAGGGTGGCTATGTTGAAATCAGCGAAGCCGCAATCGACTGGTCACAGCCTGAAGCACTCGGACCGTTGCTTGACGACATGGCTCGCGTGTACGCAGACCGCACCGACTTGCTCGCCTGCTCGGAATTGCAGACTGGCACCACCAACAGCAACAACTTTGCTAACGCATCAATTGCTGACCCGGCTTACTGGGTTGAGTGGATGTACACCGCAGCTGCTGACATCTTGACTGGTTCAAATGGCAACTTGCCGTCCATTCTCGCTGTGTCACCAAACGTCTGGAAATTGATGGGCAGTTTGTCAGATACAGCGGACAGACCATTATTTCCACAAGTGGGGCCAATGAACGCATACGGTTCGCTCAATGTCGCTTCGACACAAGGCGCGTTTGCTTTCGGTTTGCGCGTCGTCGTTGACCGCAACTTGACCTCGGCTGGCATGACCATCCTTGACCCCCGTGCACTTGAGAACTACGAAATGGCGAAGGGTGCAATTTCCGTTGAAATGCCCTCACAGCTCTCACGCCAAATTGCGTTCCGTGGCTACTGGGCATCCAAGGTCATTGACCCAACCCTCACCATTAAGGCCGCTTTCGTCTGATAGACGAAAACTACGAGAGGATCTGAATCATGGCCGTATTTACCGTCACGCACGCACAGCGTGTAGACGACTACGCCGTGATTCAGACCCTCGAGGCCACCGACATCACGATCGGTCAAACGATCGTCGTTGCAGGAGTAGGAAACAATTTTGATGCGACTTACATCGTTCAGGCTGTCCCTACTTTTCTGTATGTTGGTATCGGCGTACAAGGTGACTTCATATTTGATTACGAAGTCACCATCACGAATCAACTACTTGTCAAATCAAACTTTGATAACTATCAAAGAGCTTCAGCGACTGGAACAGTGACTTGGACCCAGTCCTGCACTTGGTTGTCATCAGTTGCCCCGGTGACAGAGTTTCTTGGGATCGCGTCGGCCACGGCAAATGACACCGCGTTCCTCACTACTTGTGTCGCAGCTGCGAACGCTTGGTGTTTCAGGCGTCGCGTGCAGGCTGGTTACCACGACAGTCTTACGACCGTCCCTGACAGTTCAGTGCTGTTAGGAACCACGCTTTACGCCGCAGGGCTCTACCGTGAACGCGGGACCACTGGAGACAGTTACGCGTCGTTTGGTGACATGACAGGACCACCGCTGATGACCTTGGGTCGAGTCAACCAGTTGCTCGGCATTAAACGATCGCAGTGTGCATGAAATGTCAGGCATCTTCACGGACACCGTTGACACCGTGTCAGCGTCGCTCACAGCGTTGGGACTCAAGCCTGTCACCGATCCGCGCAACGCACGACCGCTCACCGTGTTCGTGGAGCTACCGACGTTCACTTGTTTCAACAACCAAATCGCAGATATCACAGTTGATCTCCGAATCCTTGGCGCGCCACCCGGCAATAGCGACTCGGCAAACTACATTCTCGGCGTCGTGGACACAATCATGAACAGCGAGATCGCCGTTGTAAGTGGCACACCATCGCTCGCTCAAATCGGATCACAAGAACTACCCGCATACGACCTAACTATCAGAATCGCTTCCAAGCGCATCCCATAAAGGAAAAACCATGCCCACAACAAAAACCGTTTACCTGTCCAACCCAACCGTCACCATCGGTGGAGTGGATGTAACGCAGAACACCAGTGCCGCCTCGCTTGAGATCGGTTACGACTCACTCGAATCCACTACCTTCGGCGATACTGGACACCGCTTCGTTTCGGGCCTCCAAATGGTGAACGTCACCTTGACGATGTTCATGAACTACGGAACTGGCGAAATTGAAGCCACCCTGTTTGATCAGGTCGGCGACGGCACCACCACTCTGGTCATCTCACCAGCAGGCACAACCGAGTCCGCAAGTAACCCCGAATACACGATCAGTAATGCCATGTTGGCTTCGTTTACGCCGATCGTAACGACCGTCGGAGAGCTCAGCCAAGTAAGCGTGAGTTATGTCGGCGGCACTTGGGTGCGCGACATCACCACCCCGTAATCATTAACTAACCAAAGGACCCCGACATGATTGGCATGACATTAAAAGTAGAAATGGCTGACGGTGAAACATTCGAAGCACCGATCACCTACGGAGTTGCGTGCAGGTGGGAAGATCACCACCCCACGCTCTCCGTGGGCCGTTTCTTAGAAGACATGAAGTTCAAGCCTCTCGCATGGTTGGCTTGGGATGCGTTAAGAACCAAGAAGATTGTGGTTCCGTTGTTTAGCACTTGGGTAGAGAACGTCATGGACATTACGTTTCTCCCAAAAGCCAAACAGGGCCCGCAGGAAGAGCCACAAACCTGATCGCGCAGCTCGCTGTTCGTACAGGCATCAGTCCGTTGGATCTGATGGAAACACCAGCCCAGATCATTGACGAAATGATCAGGTTGATAATTGAACAGAACGAGAGCAGAAAATGAGTTTAGGGATTGATCTGAAACCGACAGGGCTTAAAGAGGCTCTTCGGACGATCAATTCCGTAGACCCTAAATTGCGTCGTGCTTACGGTAAGCAGATTCGAGAACTTGGCAAGATTGTTGTTGACGCAATTACACCGCTTGTCCCGTCGTCGTCGCCTACTAGAGGCATGGATGGACCTTGGCGTACCGGGTGGAAAAACGGTCAAACTAAAAACATTGTCGTCAAAACCAACACTCGAAAAGCGCGCAGACGAAACATTCAAAAAGGTGCCAAATATGAAACCATCGGAACTATTACCGTCGGAACAAAAGGCGCAGCTCTCGCGATCGCAGACATGGCTGGCAAAAGTGGCAATCGAAGCCGTGGTGGTCCGCGTGCTCGTCCAAACTTTGCTGGCGTCCTTAACGACAAAATTGGTCGTGGTCCGTCGCGTATGGTTTGGGCTGGTGGCGAAAAAGCAATACCAGATTTTCAAAAGGCTTTAGAGCCTGTTGTCAAAGAAGTAATCTTTTTGGCGAATAAAGAACTTATGAAGGTGAACCGCTAATGGCAATTAACATTCCGATTCTCACCGAGTTTTCCGATGCTGGCATCAGTGCCGCCAAAGCAGCTTTTGGTAATTTCAAAACCGCTGTCGCTGACGCTGAAGGCGGAATGGGCAAATTTAAAGCTGGTTCAAAAGTCGCTTTAGATGCGGTTGCCGCTAATGCTTCCACGTTTGCTGTTGCAGCTGGTGCCGCAGTCGGCAAGTTTGTCGCTGATGGAATCACAGCGTTTCAAGACATGGCTATTTCGGCTGGCAAGTTCGCTGATGCGACTGGTTTGGCTGTTGAGGACGCGTCACGCTATATCGAAGCGGCTGGCGATATCGGTATTCCAATTGACGCCGTTGAGGGTGCTATTGGTCGTCTAAATAAGACAATCGGTGCCGACCCTGACAAGGTTCGCAATCTTGGCGTTGACCTTGTTTATCTAAAAGACGGTTCGTTAGACGTCAACGAAACATTCCTTAACACGATTGACCGACTGAAAAAGATTAAGGACCCAGCAGAAAAAGCAAGGGTCGCGGCTCAGCTCCTCGGTAAGGGCTGGCAGTCCATGGCCGAACTTATTGAGATGGGCGCAGACGATCTGAACGCTTCGCTGACGGCGGTGTCGGAACAGAAGGTTATTTCTGAAGAAGAACTTCAAATGGCTAGGGAATACCGTGCCGCTATGGATGGTCTTGGTGACTCGGTTGATGACTTGCAAGTTAAGTCTGGTCAACGCTTAATTCCTTTAGCGACTTTGTTGGCTGAAGGAGCAACTAAGGCTTTAGAGTTTGACGCCGCATTTGATGAACTTGTTAGAGACATTATTGGCAAAGGCACGCAGGCCGAAGAGCAGTTAAGCGAACTGGCAGGCGTTACAGACGAAGGTCGGATCAATGCTGGAGCGTTTAAGACAGCAATCCAAAACGCTAAAACACCACTAGACAATTTGGCAACCTCTGCGAGCAACGCCACTATTGCAATCGTTAACGCTGACACTGCTTGGAAGAACCTGACCGGAACATTGGATCGTGAAGTTGCACTTGACAACGCCAAAACTGATCTAGCCGAACTTGAAGCCGCAGCTGCTAAAGCGTTCGGAACAGGTGCACAAACAGACATTGATGACTATGAAGCAAAACTGGCGACATACGCTGGAGTGCTCGCAGGTATCTCTGGAACGATGGACGGCATCTCATCCAAGGAAATCTTGTTTAGGTTCAAGACTCAGGGTTCGGCAGCTGCGCTTGAGTACGCAACGTATCTTGCTCGAGGTGCCGAGTACGGCGGACTAAGCGAGTTTGACGCTTTAACCCTTGCTGGTATTTCGGGCACTCGAGCAAGCGGTGGTCCAGTCGCACCGGGTGGCTCCTACCTTGTGGGTGAACGCGGTCCTGAATTATTCACACCGTCGTCGTCTGGAAACATCACACCAAACGGTGCTTTTGGTGGTGGCGGAACTATTAACATCACAGTTACAAGTGCAGATCCGAACGAGGTTGTGCGTGCGTTGCAGGCATACAACCGTAATGTCGGCAAAGTTCCTGTGAGTGTTCAGTAATGACCGCATACGGTTGGGTTTTTAGATATGGCGCAGGGTCAACACTTTTTACAAGCGAAGTTTTGTCATTCAGCGGTAACAACGGCCGCCAAAACTACAACGACAACTACGCTGGTGGCTCGTTTAATATCACCATTAAAAACAACACCAACCAAATAGCCAACTTTCCTAGAGGCACACAAGTCTTAATAAATCTTGCGACAGGCAACACGGCTTTTGCAGGCAAAGTGTCTAACGTCATTTACAACGATTACCCGGCTAACACAGGATTATCTACTGCAACCATTACTTGCATTGACGAGATCAGTCGAGCAGGCAAATACCAGTTAAAAGACTTTGTTGGTTACGCCGCTGACAAAACAATTACGCAGGCTAAGCAAACAAACTTTGCGTTCACAGGATTTGACATTCCAGAGATTTTAGAAATCTCTGATGTGGGTCAATCAACTGCTTCAGGCGTTGCTTCGTATACTGGCACACAGTTAAACAGGTTGAACTTACTGGTCCAAACAGAAAAAGGTTTGTTGTCTCCAAGGACGTCAGGAATCTACTTTTTCAGCCGTAACGACATTTCATCAGGTCCAAGCACAACATCATTGACTCGTGGCACCGTCAGCACGACAACAATCGCTTATGAACAATTTAATCGAATTGCTTTGGGCGACAACTTTTTTAATCAAGTTACAGCAACTCCTGAAACGGTTACGGCACAACAAGCAAACAATTCAACTAGTCAAACGGCTTACGGTATTTCGGGCTACTCAATTTCTACAGTTGACTCAACAACCACTCAAGCGTCTGGCCTTGCCAGTTGGCTGGCAAATATGCAAGGCGACCCAAACACTTTGCGTTATGAAGTGACTTTTACTGATAATGCAAACAATCAAACTGCTTTTGAAAACTTGTTGCTTGACATTCGAGTCTTTAGTCAAGTCATGTTTTCTTTGCAGTGGCTGGCTCAAGGGCAGTCGTTGCAGACGGTTAACACAATTTTTGAGGGCATGAGTTTTTCGGGTACGCCGTCTGAGACTCGTATTACTTTGTATTTGAGCCCTAATGAGTATTACCAGTATTTTATTCTTGATGATTCAGTAAATGGTATTTTGAACACCAGTCGACTCGGCTGGTAAAGGAGAAAATATGAGTTTCCCAGTGTTCGCCTCGGGCGATGTTTTGACCGCTACAGATATGAATGGGGTAGGTTTGTGGCTTGTCAAAACACAAACGATTGGCAACGCCGTGTCAAGCGTGACCGTAACAGGCGCTTTTTCAACTGACTACGACAACTATTTGATCACAGTCTCAGGTGGCTCAAACAGCCTTTCAGGTTCAGCGTTTAACCTCAAATTAGGATCAACCACAACTGGCTACTACTACAGCCTTTCTTACAGCACCTACAACACAACACCAGCGGCAACAGGTGGTTCAAATGTTGGTGCTTGGGATTATGTCGGCTCAGGCCAAACAACTGGCCTGAATGCTGTAATAGAACTCAACTCACCGTTCCTCAGTAAAGGAACAAGCGTTAGAGCATCTATTGCAAACAGCACTTTCTATGCAGGTAATCAAGCCGGATATCTAAACAATTCAACCTCTTACACATCGTTTATTCTCGCAACATCTGTCGGAACTATGACAGGCGGAACAATTAGGGTTTACGGATTAAGGAACTAGACATGACCATTGACGAATACAAAGCCCTATACCCACAAGACTCGGTCTACATCCAAGTAGACGACACCGAACGACTCATGACCGACGAAGAATACGAAACATGGGTTGAGCAGTCCGTCTACAACATCAACCACCCACTGCTATGAAAACGCTCGCCGTGATCGCAG